CCCATCAACATTGACATTCCTGATGCAGTTCTTGTCATACTTTGCACACCTGTTTGTCCATGTGAATAAGATGGTAAACCAGTAGATTCATCTGCTAGTTGTCTAAACTTATCAAACATCTGCATATTTTCTACAGCAGTATTTGGAAACTTTAATCCATAAATTGATTGTCCTGGAACACCAGCTTGTCTTTTAAAAATCTTACCAGGAAATACTTCCATAGTTTGATTAGAAGCTAATGCTGATTCATCAACATCAAATACTAAGTTACCTGCTAATGCTAAATTATCAATTGCCATTCTTGCATGACCATTCATAATTTGTTGAGCATCATCCATGTTTTCAGGAACACCTATACCAAAGAATGCATATGGATTTTTTTCATATACAAAAGATTGATAAGGATTTCTAAAAGGTTTAAAAGGATTTTCTACAATTCTAATTACTTTATCTCGAACCATCCATACATTAACTTGTACTTCTGCTGAGTCATCTAGTTCTTCATTAATATTTAATCCTTCTTCTCTTGCACTTAATGCATCTATAGTTCCCCAATATTCTAAAACTTCAAATCTACTACTTTCTAAAGTGTTGTAGGAATTTTTTTCTAAATCAATATCTGTTTCCCAAGATTTTTTAACATACTTAGCACCCATCTTTAAACATTCCATAATAGCTTCCTTGTTAAAGAAAGGTCTATTTTTTAAATCTAAAAATTGATGTCTGTTTAATCTATGTCTTTGAATTACATATTCACATTCTTCCATGCTTCTAGCATTAGGGTCAGGGTAAAAATCCCACACACTAACAAATTCTAGTTTAGGTATTTTAACAATTTCAGGTTGATATTCTCTTGCATTACCATTACCTGATTCACCATATTTATGTAAAGTTTTATTATAAGTAAAAGGTCCTTTAATAATTCCTGTTCCTAATAAACAAGATTCAAATATTGCATTTCGTAATTCAATGCTACCATTTGATTCTTCTATTTGGTCTAATATTAATTTTTGTAATCTTCTTGCCGCAATTTCTGCAGGTTTAATTTGAGGCATATCAATAGTAGGTGCATGACCTTCTGTTAAATCTGCTTCTTCATATTCTTCTTCTAAGCCACCTAAAAATTTTTCATCTAAATTATTAAAGGTTGCACCCTTTGGTAAATCTCTACCATCACCAGGAAAACCTAAAGCAGACTCAGGTGTAATATTGTTTGACTCTAATCCTTGTCCTGGAACATAATCCATATTCCCTTCGATACCAGGATTATTATTATCTCCCATTTGTTCTTTTAATGGATTTAGATGTGCATATTCTGCTATACCCTCAGGTACTCTTGTTTCTTGAATAGTTAATGGAAATTTGTTTGCACCAAATAAGACATCTATTAATTGTCCATAAGCTGCTAATACTTTTGTTTTTGTAATCTTAACAAAGACTCTTGATTTCTCATGGTCTCTAAAAGCTACATTTTTAAAATACTTACCACGATAATTATGAAAAGCTTGTAACCATCTGTTTTCATCATCTTCTCTAGTAGATTCTGCTTCAGAAAATTTATTATTTATATTTAAAACTAATGCTGAAACCCTGTCTTGTTCCTGCATATCTTCATTTTGAGCTTGAGGTCGTCTTTCGTCATAAGTAGCCATATATTAAACCCTTTTAAATTTACTGCAATATATATAATAATAACAGTTTTATTAACCCTTGTCAACAATCTTCTTGATATTTATGATAACAGTATTAGGTATGATAGTTACACACCCTATCTCTTCTATGTCTTTATTTTCGTCTTCTGCATAATCTCCAAAAATTTTAGTAATTCCTTTGCTTTGATTTAGTAAATGTCCTTTAGTAATACAGACCGCAAGTTCCATTTCTTTCAGCTCTTTAATAGAAATCCAACTTGGGTCGGAAACAATATCATACCATTTACATTCTACCAATGGATAGTTAAGCAAATCGCTGTCTACTTTGCTTTGTTTTAACTTTAATTTTGTTTTGTTTATCATTTAACTATTCCTTTGTTTCTGACTTTTTTTTAGTCTCATCATTAAGTCCTTGCTTTGCTTTACCATAAGGTTTAAACTCACCTGACCCACTTATTGCTTGTTCTTTGCACCAATCTGTAAACTGGTCTTTCATTCCATTACTATCTGAGTATCTAGTTGTTTTTATTTTAAATACTTGTTCTATATGTTTTTTCTTAATATATTTTATTAATTGTTCATATGACATTATCTTATCATATTCTTCATTTGTATTTTTATCTATGAATGTATATAGTGGCATTATAAACTTTTCTTATTTAAATATTGATTCATAATATTTTACCTTTGTTCTTTCCTGCTTTAACCATATATTTTTGAGTACCATTCGCACCAATATTAACTTCTTTTCTTAAAAATTTAAACATACTCATTTGTTTAGCTTCTTCAAATTTTCTTTGAACATAATCTAAAACTTTTCCTTTATTTGCTTTTTCTCTTGTACTCATATTAATATCCAAAGGTTGGGTCAGAAGGTGTCCATTTTTTTTTATCAGACATTTGTTCCCATACTGATTGTGTTCTAGGTCTTGACATTATTAAATATCTTAATGCATCATAAGCATGGTCGGAAGCTTTAGTATCTACATCTTCAGGTCTATTAGGGTCTAAAGGAATAGATTGTAATTCTCTAATTAAATTTGGACAGTTTTTAAAAATTTGTAATTTAGGTCTACCTGCGGCATTTATTTTTAGTCTTTCATGTATTTGTATTTTACCTTGTATTCTATTCTTATCGGCTCGTCTAAGTTTGTGTCCTGCGGTAGCTAATACTTCTCCTACTGTTGGACCTGTAGCACCTGTTCTATTCCAAGCCGCCCAATCTAAAACACCACGAACTGATAACTTATCTTCTTTCTCAAATTCAAAAATCTTAGCTGCTAAATCTACTCCAGTTAATCCTTTCTGATATAGTTCTCTATAAATAATTAATGTTTCATCTGATGGGTCTATTGCTGCCCATACAACTGCAGACTCTGCTGCATAACCATAGTCAATTCCTTTTACTCTATCCCAATGTTTAGGAAGTACATAAGGGTCTATACAATGAGAATCATAATCAAACTCTACAAATGCAGCACCTTCAGCAACATCCCAGTTACCTTCTAGTAATTGTTTTCGTTGAACAGCAGGTAATGATTGTAGCATCTGTTCATACTTACCATCTAGTGATAGATATGGATTATCTTCTAATCTTGCTGGTATAAATTTTCTTGTTATTTTATCTTGACCCTTAAAAGATTCATTAGGTGGTGCAGGGTCTAAATATCTTTTCTTAACCCAATGTCCACCAACTCCTCCAGGGTTTGCAGTACATCTAATATAACAGCTTATTGCTGGATTAGTTGTTCTTAATCTTGATTGTAAATATTGTAATGGAAATTCTGTAGGATATTGTGTTAATTCATCTATACCTATCCAAGTATAAGATTGTCCTTGGTATCTATAAACATCTGCATCTCTATCAAGATAACCAAATTCTAATGAAGCACCGCTAGGAAACCTCCATATCTTTTCTACTTCTCTAAACTTTGCACCAGCAAAAGCCTTTGGATATAACTCCCTAGACTTATCTATTAATTCTCTTAATTCAGGCATAGATTTTCTTAACAATAAGGCTCTATGTTCTTTGATATGCATAAACCTTAATGGGTCAACTAACATAGCATATGATTTACCACCACCAGCTGAGCCTCCATATAATACATCTTGTTCAGGAGCAGCTAAAAAATCTGATTGTGGACCTGCATTAGGATTAAATACTATTCTATCTTTTTCTGTTTCTAATAATTCTTTAACTTGTTTAGGTAAATTATCGAATTGACTTGTTTCTAATATTGTACCTTGTTTACTTTTCTTATTAGGATTACTAGCTTGGTCAACAATACCAATAGCTTCTTTCTTTAACTTTAATTTTTCTTTTGTATTATCTAATTTCTTTGATAATCTCTTTAATTGTATTTCTTTTTCTCTCACAGCCTTTCGAGCTGCTAACTTTGCCTTATGTTCTTGCGAAAAAAAATATTGTCTAGCCATTCTTTTTACTTAATATTCCATTTGGGTTCTCAGGAGATGACCTTGTATTCATTGTGTCTCTTGAGTCTTTATCAATTATTTTTTTTAACCCCATAGCAGATAAGCTTCTACCTGTTTGAGACTCTAAAATTTCTACTGCTCCTCTTAATGAGAAAGCACCTGACTTAACTCCATCCTTTATATCTTCTAATGCGTTGATTTCTTTTTCAATTGGTTCTAATGTTTTGTTATCTTCATTTAATTTATAACCAAAAGGTATTGTTGAACTACTTCTATTTATCATCTGTTTGTATCTCCTCTGCATCAACATCTATTATCTGTTCTTTATTAGGTAATATAAATATACCTGATGCCATGTTGTGTGTAATATCTAATTTATCTTTTTTAGCAACACCCACTCTGTCTAATAAGGTCTGAGCCGCCTGTAGCTTAGCATTAACTTGAGGGATAGGGTCATCACTCATAAGTATCTCTACAAGCTTCTGAGAAGCGAGGGGAGCTGACTTAGCGAGTATCTTTGTGGCTACGTCAACTATCTCATCCTTAAGAGAACTAACTATATTTGATTGTGAGGTTTCTGCATATCCTGCAATAGCTAAGGCATCTTTAATATTGCCTTTAGATTCATGTGCAAGAGCATCCAAGAACTTCTGTTGTTGTTCGTTTAGTTTTCTTTTCTTTTCTGTTGGTAAAAATGTATTTGACATATCCTTATTATACCATTTAATAATCTAGTTGACAACATTAAATCTTTTTTATTTAAGTTGACAGTTGTCGGTATCATATGTATAATACTTATTGTACCCTCCAGGGGGTAAACACATACATAGATTCTATTAATTCTTACTGGGGCAGTCCAGCAATATAACAACCCCCTTTTATATATACTAAAGCAGGGCGACCCTATCTAGTTTACATTCTATTCTGCTACATTTTGTATGAGCAGTATATACATACCCCCACACCCCCCCATGGCTCATATGTACCCCCTGCTAATGAGAATCATTATCACCTAGAAATATATAATTCATAGCTTGAAATATCTTTTAAGAATTTTAAAGGTCTTCAAGGGTCTCTAGTTTACAACCTATAAAAGAATATTAATGTTTCTTAAAGATATTTTAAAGACCTCCATCAATCTTATAAAATAACTAGCAACACCAACACAAATCAAACTATTCTCAAGCTTTAATTATTCCGCCAGTTTTTGAGATTAATCAGTTAATTTTTAAAGCTGGGGCGGTTTGGTTTTTAAGGCTACAATCTTCACATCTTCTAAGCTTTACAGGTCTTTTAAACTTATCCACAGGTTCACCCATTTATTTTGATTTTTATTTTTTTAAGCTATTGACTTCTGTTTTATGCTGTGAAATAGTCTTTTTAATATGTTTATTTATAATAAAAATAATGATGCAATATATCTCAACAGGAAGACTAAAAAACTTTTTTTGAGGTTTTTGACTTTGGAAAATTCCAAGCAATCAAATTCAAAATTGTATGTTGCTTTTATTAAATTTAGGCAAGATTTAAAGAATAACCCAAATATGTTGAAGAGGGGCAAATTTGCAACTTCTGCGATTAATTCGGATGTTGGAATTTCTTTAAATTTATTACGTAACAACCACAGGTAGTAAAGCTTCGCTGTTTATTCAGGGCTTTACTACTTCAAACCGCCACAAATTAGCCAAAATAATTTGGTTATTGATGGCTATAAATAAAGGTAAAAAATGATAAAAGCAAAAAACTTTAAGTTTATTAAAAAAAGTAAAAAATTTTTAAGTAACTTAATGAGAACGGCAAAAAGACTAAAAAAAAGAATTGATGTAAAATTATCACCTGATGGTAAAACTATAATATATTGGGTTGTAAAATAGCATTAAAAAAAGTAAGTAAGGCATCAAGCTAACACTAAAAAAGGTAAAAAAAAAATGACAAATAAAGTACAAAATATGACTAGTAAAAACGGAAATAAAATAGCTAATCAATTTATAATTTGGACAGATAACGGCAGTATATTTCAAAGCTATAACAGTTCAATTGTAAAAATAGATAGTGGGCAAACCTATTTAGATATAAATAAATGGGATTACTCAAAAACAACAGGCAAATATAGAAATATATTTTTATGTGAGTCTAAAAAAGATACAGAAAAAAGAATAAAAAGCGGTGAATATATACTAAAAGACTTAAATCAATAAT